AGGTGATGGATCTAATGCATTAAATGCAGTTTTAAATACAGGTGAATCTGTAACTGTTGCGTTAATCACAAAACAAGGCAACACAACATTTTTCAATGACGTAGTACAGGTTGATGGAACAACAACAAACGTTACAGTTGTTTATCAAGGTGGTGCAGCTCCAACAGCTGGAAACGCTTCATCTAATGATGTCTACACTTACACAGCTCTTAAGACAGCAGCATCAACTTACACAATTTTAGCAGCATTAACGCAATTTAAATAAGGAGTAGAAAGAATGCCTTTATTATCTACAAGAGGTGCAGGTTCAGCAAAAGGATTTGGCCTTACCAATGGAATAAGTTGGAATGGTGATGTTGATTATTTAGTAGTAGCTGGAGGTGGATCAGGTGGAGGTAATAGAGGTGGTGGAGGTGGTGGAGGAGGATATAGAGCCTCGGCTTATGGACCCGCCCCATTAAATTCAGGAACAAAATTAAATCTTGCAGCTGGAAGCTATCCAATTGTAATTGGAGCAGGTGGTATAGCAAATCAAAATAATGGAAATCCTTCATCTTTTAACCCAGGACCTGCAGGAATTACAGCAACTGCTGGAGGAGGAGGTCAAACTTGTGGAGGAGGAGGAGCAGGTACTGGAAATCCAGGAGGATCAGGAGGTGGAGGAGGACACAATAGTGCTAGACCAGGAGGTACTGGTAATAGTCCACCAACAAGTCCGCCGCAAGGAAATCCAGGAGGACAAGGTTCTCCCACTGGCGAAGGAGATGCAGGAGGTGGAGGAGGTGCAGGAGCTGCAGGTGGAAATGCTGTTCCTGGTTCAAATTTAGCTGGTGCAGGCGGAGATGGAGTTTTAAATACAATTACAGGAAGCCCTCTTGGATATGCAGGAGGAGGAGGTGGTGGTGCTAGTCCAGCAGCTCAAATTTCACCAACTCCAGCCACATATGGAGGAGGAAATGGTGGTCCAGGAAGTGCAGCTGGATTTGCTGGAACTGCTAACACAGGAGGAGGCGGAGGCGGAGGAAGTAATGGTTCTCCAATAGCAGGTAATGGAGGATCGGGAATTGTAATTATTAGATCACCTGCTGTTTCAAGTACACGAATTTCAGTTTCTCCTGGAACAAATACAAAAACAACAACTCCTACTGGAGATGTGGTAGCTACGTTTACTGTATCTGGAACTTTAACGGTATCATAATGGCTCATTTTGCAGAATTAAATTTAAGTAATATAGTAATAAGAGTAGTAGTTGGTTGCAATATTGATATTGCAAATAATGGAGGTGAACAATCTGAACAAGCTGCTGAACACTTTAAAACTGTATGCCCCCTTTCTAATGAAGGTATAAAATGGGTTCAAACTTCTTACAACAATAATTTTAGGAAACAATTAGCTGCAGCTGGTTATATGTTTGATTCTTTGAAAAATAAATTTATTAGTCCTCAACCTTTTGCATCTTGGTCACTTGACGCTAATGATGACTGGCAAGCACCTATTGCATATCCGACAGTTACAACTTATGGAGATAATGCAGGATATTCTATTTATTGGAATGAAGATGAACAAAGATGGACGGGTAAAGATGATCAAAATAATGAATTTTTATGGATTCCTGAGTCTTTATCTTGGGTTGCTACGGGAAATTAAGTTAAATAATACTAGAAGACCTTTACAAATACTATAGAAATTAATATATAGTCATTAGAATGAATCTACAGAATTACTACTATTATTTTCAAAGTGTACTCACACCTAGATTTTGTGATGAGTTAATTAAATACGGAATTTCACAACAAGAACAATTAGCTCTTACTGGTGGTCAAACAACTAAAATTAATGAAGGTAAACCACTTGATGATAAAGATATAGTAGATTTAAAAAAGAAAAGAGATTCAAATATAGTTTGGTTAAATGATACATGGATCTACAAAGAAATTCAACCTTATATACATGAAGCAAATAGATTAGCAGGTTGGAATTTTGATTGGGATTGGTCAGAATCTTGTCAATTTACAAAATATAAATTAAATCAATTTTATGATTGGCATTGTGATAGTTGGGACGCTCCTTATGCAAATCCTGATAATAAAGATACTAATGGTAAAATTAGAAAATTATCTGTTACATGTTCTTTATCTGATCCAAAAGATTACAAAGGTGGAGAATTAGAATTTGATTTTAGAAACATGGATCCTGATAAACCAACTGTGAGAAAGTGTGCTGAAATTGCTCCACGTGGTTCAATTGTAGTATTTCCATCTCATGTTTGGCATCGTGTAAAACCAGTAACAAAAGGAACAAGATATTCATTGGTGATTTGGAACCTTGGCTATCCTTTTAGATAATGTCAAAAACAGATCAATTACACACATCAGTTTATTTTAGTTCACCTATTTATTCTATTCAAATTCCAGAATGGTTAGATAAATTAAATAAAATTTGTGATAAATATATTAAAGAAGCAAAAAAAAATAATTTAAAAATTATTAAAGAACGAGAAAATAAATTTGGTAAAAAAATAGGAGATCATGGTTTATCCCATCACTCATCGTCATTAATTAATGATCCTAATTTAAAAGAATTACAAAAATATATTAGTTCAGCATCTTGGAATATTTTAAATGATATGGGATATGATTTAACTAATTATGAATTATTTTGGACTGAATTTTGGGTCCAAGAATTTGGTAAAAAAGGAGGGGGACATCACGAAGGACATGTTCATTATGATAATCATATAAGTGGTTTTTATTTTTTAAAATGTTCTGAAAAAACCTCTTTTCCAATATTTCATGATCCAAGACCAACTAAACTTATAACACAACTACCTTTAAAAAATGAAAATGAATTAACTTTGGGAACAGATAAAATTCATTTTAAATTAAAACCTGGAACAATGGTGTTATTTCCTTCTTTTATGGAACATCAATACGCAGTTGATAATGGAATAGAGCCATTTAGATTCATACATTTCAATTTACAAGCTGTAAGAAAAATGATAACAGATACAGTTAGAAATACAGTAAAGGAGAAAAAATGAGTTTTAAAAAAGATAAGTACGTAATTATTAAAGAAGCAATATCAGAAGATCTTGCTAAGTTTTGTTATGATTATTTCATGATGAAGAAAAAAGTTGCAAGAACTATGTTTGATAATAAATATATTTCACAATTTACTGAATACTTTGGTGTATGGAATGATCAACAAGTTCCAGAAACATATTCACATTATTCTGACATTGTAATGGAAACATTACTTGTCAAATTACTTCCAGTAATGGAAAAACAGACATCTCTTAAATTAAACCCCAATTATTCTTATGCTAGGATTTATAAAAAAGGAGATGTCTTACATAAACACAAAGATAGATTTTCATGTGAGATTTCTACAACTATGCACTTGGGCGGTGGTTGTTGGCCAATATATTTAGAACCAGATGCATCATTAGGTGGTGTTGATGAAAAAACAGGTAATTACAAAGCATCAAAATCTAAAGGTGTTAAAGTAATGTTAGAACCCGGTGATATGTTAGTATATCGTGGAAATGAATTAGAACATTGGAGAGATAAATTATCTTTTGATGATTGTGGTCAAGTATTTTTACATTATAATAATGTTGAAACTAAAGGATCTAAAGAAAATATATACGATCGTAGACCTCATTTAGGACTTCCCGCTTGGTTTAAAAAGTGATATAATATCCTCTTACTAGAGGAGTTTACCACCAATTCTACCTCAAGCTCCTCTGGTATTTACTTAATTTATAAGTATAAAGAGGGGTTATGCCATTACAAAAAATACAATTTAAACCTGGATTTAATAAACAACAGACTGCAACCGGAGCCGAAGGGCAATGGATTGATGGTGATAATATTAGATTTCGTTATGGTGAACCACAGAAAATAGGTGGTTGGCAAGAATTAGTTAATAAAACCCTCGCAGGCGTCGCGCGCGACCAGCTTACTTGGACTGCATTAGATGGTAAAAAATATGCAGCTATTGGTACTTC